AACTAACGGCTACACAACACTCAATGAGGTCAAGGATTCTCTGAACCTTGATGATTCAATTGATAACGCTGCCATTGAACTTGCAATTGCTACGGCAAGCAGAATGATTGATGATTACTGTGGCCGTTTCTTCTACCAAGATGGAACAGTTGGTGTACCTGCCACCCGTTACTACACCCCAATTGACTTTTACACAGTGCAGGTTGATGACTTTGTGAGCCTTTCAGAAATCGCCACAGATGATACTTTTGATCAGCTTTATCAGACAGTTTGGACTGTTTCAGATCGTATGTTTGAACCCGTTAACAATCCTTCACGCGGTTGGCCATTGAGTCGAATCCTGGCAGTGGGTTCATACGTTTTCCCCGCTAACCTGCCACAATCTGTACGCCTCAAAGGAATCTTTGGGTGGTCATCTGTACCTTTTGAGGTCAAGACTGCAGCCAAGATTCAGGCATCACGCCTATTCCTACGCAATCAGTCACCATTTGGTATTGCAGGCAACACCGATATGGGAACAGTGCGCCTAGCCGCCAAACTAGATGCCGATGTAGAGGCACTGCTGCGCCCTATGCGCAAGAACAATGGGTTGGCGTACTAATGTTGCCAACACAGGTGCGCAAGGGCTTAAAAGCCAACCTAGAGTCAATCAAGGGTATGCGTGTTTACGAGCTAATTCCAACACCTGCCGTTGCCCCGTGTGCAATTGTTGGGCAATTGAATTTCACATTTGATCTTGCTAACACACGCGGATTAGATCAGGCAGACCTTGATGTTGTTGTTTTGGTTCAACGTTTTTCAGAGCGATCAGGCCAAAACGATCTTGATAAGTATTTGCAGGGTTCGGGGGATTACTCAATCAAGGCAGCAATTGAATCTGATCTGACTTTGGGCGGTGCCTGTAGCACATTGCGAGTGACATCTGCAGAAGCCGGTACTTATTCATCAGGGGATATTGAGTTTCTTTCATACCGTTACAGACTCACAGTCTATGGGCAAGGAGAATAATGAACATCGAAGAATGGCAAAAAGATAACGAAGCATTCCTGATCAAAATTGGTCAGGTAGAAAAATCAACACCTAAGCCAGCATCTACACAGAAAAACGAGGAATAATCTTATGGCTGTATTTCTAAACAACAACGTTGGCGTGAAAATTGACTCAGTTGATCTTTCATCATACGTCACATCAGTAACACTTAATCGAACATTTGATGAACTGGAAGTCACGGCAATGGGCGATGGTGGGCATCGTTTCGTAAAAGGACTTGAAGCCGCAACGGTAACAATTGATATAAACAATGACACTGCTGCAACGACAGTTCTTCCAACTTTGCAAAATGCTTGGGGAAAGAACGTTCCAATCGTGCTATTGCAAACAAAAGGAACTGCAGTATCTGCAACTAATCCTCTCTACACAATGACTTGCCTTGTTAACAACACCACAGATATTAACGGTGCAGTTGGCGATCTCGGAATGATGAGTTTGTCCTTCAACGTATCAGGCACAGTCGCAGTTGCTACAACAGGCACATTCTAAGAAACTAGATAAGGGGGAATAAAATGGCAAAGTTAATAGTAACAATGACGGATAATACAGTTCATCATATTGAGATCACGCCAAGGCTTGAATATGCTTTTGAATTGTATGCAAAAAAGGGTTTTCACAAGGCTTTTAGAGACGATGAAATGCAAACTTCGGTCTATTGGCTTTCTTGGGAAGGTCTTAGGTTAAGTGGAACCACAGTCAAGCCTTTTGGCCCAGACTTCCTTGATGAACTCAAGAGTGTCGAGGTTGCTGAGTCTGACCCCCTGTAGGTCTTGGTAGGGATAGCATCCACTATCTCATTGCTCGCTTGAGCATAGAGACGGCTATCCCGCCACAATCTTTAATTGATTTAGATTCATCAATGTTGCAAATGTTATTGCAAGGGTTGAGAGATAGAGCGAAGGAGCAAAGAGATGCGAGCAGAGCTAGTCGGCGCAAGTGACCTTCGCAAGGCTTTGAGGAATTTCTCACCTGATCTTGATAAAGAAGTTCGTGCTGAAATGATTTCTTTTCTTCAGCCTGTTGTAAAAAAGGCTAGAGGATATATGCCTTCTAATGACAAGATGCCGTCAGGCTTTGTTGGCACTAGCGAACCAGATAGATTTCCAAAATATGATGCCGCTATTGCACGACGAGGCATAGGCTATAAATTGGCATCTACAAAACCAAATAGACGTGGATGGTCTTCAACTGTTTCAATTCATAACAAAACTCGCGGCGGCGCTATTTATGAAACTGCCGGTAGTAAGTCAGGGATTGTTGGTAAATTCACTCCAAACTTGCCAGGCGAACTTACTAAAGGAGAAAACAAGTATCACGGTCGCGCAATGTTCAGAGCGCTTATAGAAGATGAAGGCAAGGCTAGAGCTGGAGTAATTCAAGCCTTGGAAAAGGCCGCTGCTAAATTTAATGCGAGAGGTGTCTGATGGCTGAATTACGCGCCACGATTGTTGGTGAGTTCAAGGGTAAGAAGGCTTTTAGTGATGCAGGCAAGGCCACCAATACATTAGACAAAAGCGTAAAAAAGTTAGGCAAGAACCTTGCAGCATTATTTGGCGCTCAACAACTTCTCAAGTTTGCTAAGAACTCTGCCAAAGCATTTATTGAAGATGAGAAGGCAGCCACACGACTTGCACAATCTGTTAAAAACTTAGGCTTGGCCTTTGAAACCCCACGCATTGAGCAATTTATATCTGAACTTTCTGTTATGTCTGGCGTTACAGATGATCAGTTGCGACCTGCAATGCAGCGCCTTTTGCAGACTACGGGCTCAGTCACCAAATCACAGGAATTACTTACACAAGCCTTGGATATTGCTGCAGGCTCAGGCGTTGATTATGAAACCGTAGTCAATGATCTAAGTATGGCTTATGTCGGCCAAACAAGAGGGCTTCGCAAGTATTCCTTAGGACTTACTCAGGCAGAACTTAAATCTATGAGTTTTGCAGAAGTTCAAGAAAGAATGACTAAGAATTTTTCTGGCGCTAATGCACAATATCTGACTACTTATGCTGGCAAGTTGCAACTTATCACTACGGCCGCAGGCGAAGCAAGCGAAAAAATTGGCGGGGCGCTTGTTGATTCTTTGGTTTCAGTATTTGCCGCTGGAGATACTACTGAATTTGTTAATAAAATTGATACTTTAGCAACTAAAATTGCCGACACCGTTGCAGCCGTAGTATTTGGATTTCAAAAGTTATATGTTCTTTCAAGTGATCGAGCCATTCTTGCTAGTTTGAATCCATTTGATGATTACGAAAAAAATGCTTTAGCCGCTATCGAAGCAGCAGAAAAGGCAGCCAAGTTTAAACGTAACGCGCCATCAACTGGCTACTTGGGATCTCAGCCAATGGGAATCTATGAAACCCCTGCACAAATTGCAGCTCGTAAGAAGGCTGAGGCAGATGCCGTTAAACGCGCCAAAGAATTAGCAGCGGCGCAAAATAAAAGTCTTGCAGATGCTAAGAAAAAGGCTGCTTTGGAAAAAGCATCTGAAAAGATGAAACAACTATCTAAAATTTTTGATCTTGATTACATCCAAAATTATGCAGCCTTACAAGGTAAAATTTCAGAAGAAGATCGAACTCGTCTTAGACTTCAACTTGCTATTTTGGATGAAAATGTTGGTGCGGCTGAGTATTTGGCAAAGAAACTTAGTGAGACTCAAGGCCAAACATCTATGCTCGCCACATTCCTAAGAAATATGCCAGATGCAAAAAATCCTTTTGCTAAGTGGGGCGATTATCTTGCAGCCCTAGAACTTGAGGCTAAACGCATTGCTGCTTTAAGTTTTACAAATGACCGTGGCGGTACTGGCGCAGGCGCTGGAGATACTGGTGGCGGTGCAGGTGCGGGTGCAGGTGCAGGAGATACTGGTGGCGGTGCGGGTGCCGGTGCGGGTGCCGGTGGTGGCACTATGGTCACTCCTAAAACTTACATTGATTATCTCGGTTTAGGCGAATATAGCATTGCAGCCTCTGGTCGCGGAGATGTCTATGTCACAGTCAATGGATCAGTCCTTACAAATCAAGAATTAACCGAGGCTATCCGTCAAGGATTACTCAGTGCATCGCTTTCTGGATCATCTTCTAGCACAGGTCGAATTCAGGGATCGTTTGCGATATGAGTCTGCCTGCAACCATCTCGGTCAGTTTTGATTTCTCGCAGGGCGCTACCTTCGGATATCCTTTCACTTTGGGAGATAGCCGTAACGGTATTATTGGGGTGTCTCAGTTTGCATCAAGTGAAGTGCCAGAACCCGTTATTGATCTTAGCGATGTAACTCGTCAAATAGTCATTAAGCGTGGACGTAACATTCAGCGTGACACTTATGAGGCTGGCACTTGCACAGTCCGAGTGTTAGACCCTGATTCTAATTTTAACCCGCAGAATACTCAAAGCCCCTACTTTCAATACTTAGCACCCTTGAGAAAAATTCGAGTAGCGGCTACTACGGCTACAACTCAAAAGTTCTTATTTTCAGGTTATGTTCAAGATTATGTTTATACCTATCCAAAAGGCCAGGAAACGGGTTACGTTGACATAGTCTGCTCAGATGCTTTC